TTGATGAAAACCATACGTGCTACGGCGAACGGCAACGCGACGCTTAGTACAATTATAAAATCTGATGTCTGGTTCGGCGAGGCACCGTCGAATACCAAATTGCCGTACATTGTTTATTACAACATTGCTAAGGCCCCCGTGCGTTGCTTCGCTGCGGCGGAGGACATGACTGAAGTGTGGATTCAGTTCAGCATCTTTGATGACGTTTCTGCCAGGCATGTGGAGGCCTTGGCGAGCGACTTGGCTTTGGCATTCGACCGCAAAACATTGACGTATTTGTCTGACACGCATATTTCGTGCGAGAATATAGGCGGGACAGGTCCCGATAAGTTGGATGACTGTTGGCAAAGAACGGCGGATTATCGTTTTCGTTATAGGTAGGTAGGATTTTAACAGGCGGCGAGTCCGCCGGAGGGAAGCAAGATGGCAACAATTGCGGGTTACGACGGCAAGGTAATTTTCGGTGTAGCGGGGACCATCGTCAGCGACGTGGGGTCCAACGTTCACAGCTGGAAGCTCGACTTGACGGGCGAGGCCCTGGACAACACGGACTTCACCAGCACCGGGTGGAAGACGTTCTTGGCAGGCATGAAGCAGTGGGGCGGGTCGCTGGAGGCGTACTGCGACGCCTCCAAGCCGATCACCATAGCGGCCGTGGGCACGAGCACCACGATCAAGCTGTACATTGATGGAACAAAGTATTACAGCGGCACGGCGCTTTGCACCGGGGTCCACCCGTCGGTGGGCGTGGAAGGGATCGAGACGCAGACCATCGACTTCCAAGGCACCGGCGCTTTGGCTTTGACCTAACAGGCAGGAGGGTATACAAGTGGGAAGTGTAGTGGGATTTGACGGAACGGCCAAGTGGTCGAAGACGGGTTCCGACCTTATCATTTATCTGTCGGACGCCACGAGTTACATCCATAGTTGGAAATTGGACTTCACCGCCGAGGCGCTGGACAATACCGATTTTACTAGCATTGGATGGAAGTCGTTTATGGCCGGGATGAAGCAGTGGGGCGGATCGATGGAGGCATACATCAACGACGCCAAGCCGCTGCCGGTCAGCGACGTGGGGGCTACCGGGACGCTGCGGCTGTACAGCCATGTCAGCGACGCCGTGATAGACAATGTGATTTACAAGGGAGCCGCTATCTGTACGGGTATCCATCCGTCAGTGGCCGTGGAGGGGATCGAGACACAGACGCTGGACTTTCAAGGTACTGGCGTGCTAGTGTGCAGCGATGTGTAAGAGGAGATAAACAGTGGGAGAGGATTTGTCAAAAGCCGCTGGTGCCGGCGTAGTCGTCACCATTAAGGGCAAAGAATTTGTTGTCAGTCCCTTGACGATGGGGGACCTGTCGGACTTCCAAATGGAACTTCGCCGTCAGAAGCTCCGCCTCGTCAATGACGTGGCGGATAGTTGGACGCCGGAGGAGCGGGCCGACATGAGGCGCGACATCATCAACACGCCCATCGACGCGGAGGAGATGCAGCGCGAGATGAACAGCCTCGGCGGCTTCCGGTACATTCTGTGGAAGTGCCTCAGCAAGGGCAACCAGATCACGCAGGAGGAGGTCGGGCAGCTCGTGGGCCTGTCGGAGATGGAGCAGCTTTCGCCGATCATAGAGGCCATCAGCGGGACGGGGGACAAGACGCCGACAAACCCTCCGTCAGGGCAGTAGGCGACCCGCTGGCCTGGGGCTACTGCTTCTCCATGCTGATGCATTTCTACGGCTACCCGGACGAAGCGGCGATACTGCGGCTGACCCCGCATCAGTTCAACGACCGCATGAACGACGTAGTTGAAATACACAACCAGATGCAGGGCGAGGGCAAGGGCAGGATACGCCGCGATAAGAAGCAGTGGCGGGAGTGGTTCAAGCGGAATCGAAAAACACCTCCCAAAGGATATAAATAGTGCGTATAGCGGAATTATTTGCGGAGTTCAAAGCCAGCGGATTCGAACGCCTCAGCGCACAGATGTCTGCCATGCACAGCAATGCCGTGAAGACGGGAGGAGCCCTGTCCGCGATGGGCATGCATATCAACGCGGTCGGGGTGGGCGTCCGCAACATGGGCCTCAAGGTGTTCGCTGCCGGCGCGGCCATAGTCGGGCCCATGATCTACGCGGCCAGGTCGTTCGCGGAAACGGGGGCGCGTCTGTACGATCTGTCAAGGCGCACCGGCATCGCCGTGGAGGAGCTGTCCGCACTGGATTACGTTGCCTCCCAGACCGGCACGTCTCTAGAAGGGGTCGAGATAGGCCTCCGCGTTATGAGCAAGTCGGTGCTTGGCGCGGCCGACGCTGCCGAGGGCACCACCGGCAAGCTCGACCATCTGGGTCTGTCGCTGAAGGACCTGAAAGGCAAGTCTCCCATTCAGCAGTTTAACCTGATAGCTGAGCGGATATCCGCGATATCAGACCCCACGATGCGGGCAGCCGTGGCACTCCAAATGTTCGGCCGGTCCGGCACGCAGCTCCTGCCCATGCTGGAGAAGCTGGACAAGCTCCGCGGCGAGGCCAAGGAATTCGGCCTAATCAGGACCACGGAATCGGTTAGGCAGGCCAAGGCATTCTCTGACGCCATGACGCTCATGAGCCGCGTCATCAAGAGCGCATGGAACGCTGTGGGCGAGGCCATCGTCCCGGTCCTGCAGAAGGCGGTCAAGTGGATCACCGAGACCGTGGTGAAGGTCCGCGACTGGATCAAGGCGAATCCCGGCTTGATGGAGTCCCTGCTGAAGATTGGGGCCATCGTCGTAGGCGTGGGCGTGGGAATGGCCGTGCTTGGCATGGCGATCCAGACGCTGGCCGTTCCGTTCGCTATGCTGGCTGGAATCGTATCGGTTTTAAGTGTTTCCGCGTCCATTGCTGTTATTGTCTTTAAGGGAATGGTCGGTGTTCTGGCGTTCCTGACCAGCCCGATAGGTGTTGCGATTGTCGCCGTCGGGGCGCTCGGAGCGGTTATCCTGGCCGAGACGGGTGCAGGCAGCAAGGCGTTGGGTTGGCTAGGCGAGAAATTCTCCTCTTTGGCAAGCGACGCTTCCTTGGCTTTCGGCGGGATAGCGAAGGCCCTGGCTGAAGGGAATATCGGATTAGCCGTTAAGATAGTATGGACCACGATTAAGATGTGGTGGACCGAGGGCGTAGGTGCGATCAAGATCGTCTGGAATAACGCCATGCTTTGGATCCAGGACACATTCACCACGACGTGGAGCGGACTCAAATGCATTTTCACGATTATCGGCAACGCGATTGAGGTCGTTTGGACGGAGACCACCTCGTTTCTGGCCACTGCTTGGGAAGACGTGGTTCTCGGCCTTACGGAAGCTTGGTATTGGGTAGCCGGCAGGCTTGCGGAAGCCTGGGGCGGTCTACGTATAGCGTTTAGGGCCGTTGTGTTCGGGTTGAAGGTTGTGTGGATCGAGTTCACTTCCTTTTTAATTTCGGCATGGGATGCCGTAGCTAATAAAATTACTCTTGCTTGGAGGTGGGTTGCCAAGGAATTACAGAAGACATGGAACAGGATTCGGGAGTTCATCGATCCTACTTTTGCTGGCACGGCAGCTATGCGGAATGAGGAAATTGATAGGCAGTATGAAAAGGGCAAGGAATCCCTTTACGCTAGCGCGAAAGACAAGGGTATGGACGTAGAAGCTTTGCGGAAAAAGGAGAGGGAAGAGGCTAAGAAAGACCTGTCCGATAGTGTATCCGGCATTCTTGAGGAGACTAATGCATCTAAGGCGTCTTATGCCGACCGGGTGAAGAAGGCGAAGGAGTTAGCTGACGCGAAGAAGGCAACCATCGAGGAAGACCGCAAGGCCTCCAGGAAAGCACAGGAAGAGGAGCTTGCCGGGAAGTTGTCAGGGATCTCCCAAGGCTCGGCGGACAAGCGGAATGCCCTTCAAAAAGAAACGGACGCGGCCAATAAGGCGGCCAAGGACGCGATGGACGCCGCCCGCAAGGAATGGGATATTACTTTGCTTGGTCCGCTTGGCCCTCGGAATAAGAAGGGTGGCACTGGATGGGACATGGGGGAATGGAACGATCTTTGGAAGAATGTTCCTGCCGTAGCCAACGCAACAGCAGCGGCTGGTGAGGAGGCGAAGGGGGGGAAGGGGGGCAAGTTCATGGGCTTCGAGGATATCTGGAAGACCCTCCAGTCTGCCGTCCTTGGCGGGGACTCGGACAAGAAGGTGCAGAAGGACCAATTGACCGTGCAGAA